GTGCTCTTCCGATCTGTCTTATTTTTTTCTTTTTTCAAAAAAACTTCTTGATTATTTTGTTTTTGTTTTGGTTTTGACGTTGGGTCGAGTCCGAGGTGTTCTGCTCTTGAGTGTGCTTGTGCTGTTCGGTTGCCGTTGATGTATTGCGCTCCTCTTCTGGAGTTGCATGGTTTGCAGGCGGGGACTAACTCTGTGTCGTCTCCGACCAGGTCGTAGGGGATGAGATGGTCTGCTTCTGTTGCGGGTGCTTTGTTGCACCAATGGCATAGTGGGTTGTCTTGGAGTAGTTCGGCGCGTCTGCGTCTGAACTCTGGACTACTGGTTCTCTTGCTCATGGTTGCCCCCTGCTAACGCGCCCCCCCGAGGGGGCTTGTTCTCGTTTGTTGTGTTCGGTTCGGTGGTGTGCTCGCCCCCCGCATTTCGAGTAAGTATCTCTGGCTGCCGGATGTTTGACATGTGGACGGTCACCATTCTCATTTATGACGTTTGGACGCTGCAGAGTCGCTTGAACGCAGACTCCTCTACCCGAGTTTCCTCGTATTCTGCGAACCATCTGCAACTGATGATGTCGGCCTGCGTCTCTCGGTTGTGTTGGCATGTTAGTCCTTGCGTATCCCCTGGAGGATTGCAATGCCGATACTTAACAGAAGGATGTACCAGGCGACGAGAGTCATCCGTACCTCTTGACTGGTGCCTTGTACATTTCGCAGCCCTTAGGGAGCGTCTGAGGGAACTCTGGGAGGTCTGTGAGTGGGTAGAGGCGGTAGTCCTTAATGGTGAAACAGTTAGGGAATATCTCGTCATTATTAGCAATGACTTCTCGGCCTGTAATCCAGCCCTCGATCAGGACGCGGTTTTCTCGGACTTTGCAGAAGATGAAGTTGTGATCAGGATTGTCCCTGGTGCGTACTTTGATGGTTGTGTCGGGGTTTTCAGTTGACCGGACTTGATATTGCAGCACGTCGAATCCATTGGTTTCTTTCTGCCATTGCCATTCCGCGCCTAACAGTTTCGCAACAGCAAACTCTCCAATGGCCCCGAAGATGTGAGTCTGGAAGAAGTTCTGCTCGTGGTATTTGCGGTCGGGTTGGTTGGGGCGTTGGTTTTTTTCTGTGGCGTCTAGGTTGCGCTCAACGCCTCCTATGCAGGCGATACGCATCTCTGCAGGGGTAAGGATAACTCGGACGGGTGTTCTCATTGGACTTTGCCTTGCCGACCTAGACGAGCTGCTATTGCGTCAAGGTCTCGAGGACGCCAAAGGTGATATTCGATTCCTGCGTTGACCAGGCATCGCGCATACTTTTCTTGTTCGGCTGAGAGTTTGCCTTCGGCTGCTTTCAGTTCGCAGAAAATGACCCCTCGAGAAGGGACAGAGGTAGACACGAGAACAAGGTCGGGGAATCCGTTGCCGTCTGACCGCCAAACGCCTGGACGGGGCGATGAGGGTGAGGCATGGAAGACGAGCCATTGCTGCATTCGGGCCAACTTAATGACTTGGTCTTGGAATATTTTTTCTGAAACGGTCATTGGTCTTTTCCCAGTAGAAATCCGCACATGAACAGACTGACGCACATGATGACCAGGGTAATTAGGTCAACCATCAGAACGCTTCTTCAGGTTCTTCTTGCGGTGCGGGTGCGCTTTTGAGGGTGTCAATGTATGCAGACGCTTCGCGCTTAGTCATGCCTTGAAGGTTTGCCGGTGGAACTTTGCCCATTGACTTACAGACCGCGCGGATCATGTTCTGTTGCTTCTCTGAGGCAAGGTTTGACGACTCGGTGATTGTCCCGCCTTCTGTTGATCGTGACGTCATTCTTTCCACCTTGTGCATTTCCTCCCTCGAGGGGCGTTTTGTCCAGTCGGTGCTTGACGCAAAGTCACAATCAGCAAGTGCGCGTCCAATTGCCGAGGTACATGCGTTTTCTATGTGCGACGTTTTGTTCACGTTGTTTGACCCACGTATTTCTTCTGCAAAGTCGGTTGCGACGGGTCGGTCATCTTCTCTGTCAACATAGATGTCGGCCTGGACAATGACGCGGTCACCTTCAAAGGTCAACAATTTTGTGATGACTCGTCCTTCAGGATGTTTTTCCCAAAAACGCGCCAAACGACTGGCAACGGGCTCGTAATCCTCAAAGCTCATTTTGGCTTGACAATCCACTCAATGACTGCTTTGAGTTCGTCGTTGTTGTTGCTCATGCTTGGATGGCGTAGGCGTTCTGCCGAGTTGCGCATTGTCATAATCAGGGCGATTGCCTGACTGACTGTTGACGCTTCGTCGAAACGCATTTCTCCGTCAAGTTTGACTGACAGATTCATGAGACGCGCAATAATCTCGTCGGTGGTTAATTCCATGATGTTTCCCTCATCTTTCGTTACGACCCTGAGGTCGCTTTCCAATGCCCAAGACCGCCATTGTTGTAGAGGTATCGGGCGACCCGAACATTACACGACGGATCTTGTAATGCGCGGATCACATCTTGTTTCTTACAGACTGCCCGTGTCACGGTTGCCCAAGAGCCTTGTATCTGCATGAGACCTACGTCGGGTCGTCCGGTGCTTTTGCGGACTGGCGACGTGGCTGTCGGGGTGCATCGAGATTCGCGGTACATAATCCTTGAGAGGGTCGGCACGACCTTTGCAGGGAAATGCTTGCGAAGAAGCGGTTCCCATTGCGGACAAGATTGTGCAGCTGCGCTTGCGGGCGTTGCGGTGAATGTTGCTGTAATGAGGGCGATTGCCATGATTCTCTTAATCAACCTTTTCAACTTCTGTAATCGAAGCGAACATCATCCAGGGAGCGCGCCTTGTGGCGACTGTGACTTTGACGATCTCTTCTGTTGCCGGATCTGTGAAGATCTGGACGAGCGTTAGTTTGTCCTTAGACCATAACGGGTAATAACCCCAGGTGCGAAGCATCACTTGCGCCACCAGCGGTTGACAGCCTTGAAGTATGCCCATGAGACGAGCCACCCATAGGTGAAGTAGATGAGTTTGTCCTGATGGTTCATAGCGGTTTCCCTTCGCTGTTGTGTCTGAATGTTGTAACACAAGCGAGCGTCAGTTTGGCGGATTCGACCTCGGAACCAATGAGGGAAACACAGTCAGTCCCGAGGTCTAGCGCGAAGAGGGTGATTTCTTCGGGCGATTTATGGTTTTGGCAGCGCCCGCCATGCGGCTTCAAATGCCTCTGCGGATTGCTTTGCCATTTCAAAGTGGAGCCAATTTGGGTTGCCTTGATATGAACCTGCGTTGTCGTCTGCTGTGTAGATTTTGACGCCCTTTTTGCCTTCTCCTCGAGAGCAACGGTAGCCCGCGCCGTACTCTCCGTATGCGTACCAATGGAGTTCGCAAAGTCCGAGGGCTTTTGAGTTGGCAAGGAACCAGTCCCACATTTCGCGGGCTTGCGCTTCGTCTTTGTATTGAATGTCAGCTGCGTATCCGGTGGCATGAACGGACAGTCCTGCGTTGTTCCGCATTGGGCGGTTTGCGTAAGTTCCTAGCGATTTTGTTCCCCATCGCTTTCCGCATAGTTCAACAAGTTTTGCGGTGACTGGTTGTGTTCCTTTGCCGTCCCATGACGGGTAGTAGGGGTAAACGCGGTTGGTCATTCTTTGTCTTTATCGTTTTGGTGGCCCTTGAGACCGTTAGAGGCAAGTAGTCCGGCAAGGACGCCAGACATGGTCAAAGTTAGCGGTGAGAGAATCTTCCAGGCTTCAGCATCGTTCGGTGCCTGCTCCAAAGGTTGAACAACGAAGAGAAGTCCATAGAGAAGTACGAAGACGGTGCCGACAAATGCCACCGAGATTGCAATGCCAACCATCAGGATTAGTCGTGCTTTGATTTCTTCGTTTGAGAGTCTTGCTCGGAATTTCATGCGCAACGTCCTGTTCCTTGTTCGTTGGGTGCGATTGTTGCTGCCGATAGTGCTTTGTTTTTGACGCGCTCGCAGTTGACTCGAGTGCGATCTGAGCAAGCGGTCAGGGCGATGAGGGTGGCGCTAATTAGAAGGAAGCGTTTCATCGGTGTCCTTTGGTAGTTCTGCAATTTCTTCGGCCGTTAGTTCGCGGGTCGTGGTTTCGCCGGTGATGGCGTTGTAAAAAGTTCCTGTAAGTGGTTCTGTCTTGCTCATTGTTTACGCCTGTCTGAATCCGTAGGCACGAACTGTGCCTGTAACTGTGCCCGATGCGGGAATAAAACTAATGCCGTCAAAACTTGTTGAAGCTTTAAAAACATTGACTTGGTTTCTCATGTAAGCCTGCCCGACAAAACAACCAGTATTTGTGAGCATTCCAGTTGGTGCAGCAGAAAATGGGTCATACAAAGTTAAATCCATAAATGAAATGCCACCACTTACCATTTGCCCAACATCGCCGATAGTTTGGTCAGTTGATCTAACGCCAACAACCGTTGATGAGTCCGCGACAAGAAGTTGGTTTGAATAGTTGGCTGTGGTGTTACTTGCCCCTCCAACACGCATACGGTATTGAAGCAGGACTTGGCTTGAAGAAGTAATCAAGATTTCTATTTTATAGTTTTGATAGGTAGCACTAAATACCGAATCAAGGTTTACTGCTGAAGATGACGAAAACGATGAACCGCCCACATACACCAGCCCTGAGTTAGCCAAATAGGTGTTTGTATCGGCAGCCGTCAGCACCGATCCAGCCGTGAAAGTTTTGATTGCCATTATGGATATCCCAATCTGTTTGTATCAAGCACCCCGAACGCGGTCGAGTCGAGAGTGAACGGAGTGCCAAGTGAAGGTGAGAGAGTTA